CACCTCTAGGTCGCCCTTTATCTCAGGGTCAAAATCAAACTGCATGTTAAACCGGAAAAAGCCCTCGCCAAGTGGACGCAACAGATAATCGTCCACATTTTTGATGACACTCTTGGTTCCACCCGCTGCAGCATTCATCAGCATAGAGATGCCTGACGCTGTGCGTCCTACACCCTGAATACCTGTCTGTCCATGTGCATACGATGGGAAGCCTGTGCTTTCGTCTGCCAGCACACGCGCTTTGTCAAACAGCATCATGTTCTCAGATGACACATTAGGGAACTTTGTGCCAAAGATAGCTTGACCAGGTGCGCCACCCTGACGACGGAAGACCTTGCCCGGATATAGAGACAGGTCTTGTCCCGGCACAAGATTAGTCTCGTCCACTTCTACAATCAGGTTGCCTGACAGCACAGCATTGTCCACAGCCATACGCATAAAGCCGTTCATCAGCGTCTGCGTGTCGTCCATGTTCTCTGCGATACCTACACCAAAGAAGCTATATGGATTGAGTTCATACGGCGAGGCGTGATATGGAATACGTGCTGGCTTAAATGGGTTCAATACAACACGAATAAGTTTATTGTTACATATCCAGATATTAGCTTGTAACTCGTCAAAGTCTTTGAGTTCATCTGGAATAGCTACATCATTTTCTTCTAGGGTTCCTGTGTCAATAGTACCCCAATACTCCAGCACTTCAAATCTGTCAATGCCATGCTCTGGGGCATAGTCTGACAGGTCATCTTCCCAATATTTCTTGTCGTAGTTCTCGCCCATGTTAATAACTTCATCAATCACCGTAGACCGGAAGTATGGACGTTTCTTCAGGGAGCGAAGCTGTGTGCGTGACATTTTGTGTCGTTCAACAACAAACTGTGCTTCGTCCATGTTATTGGCGTCTGGGTCTGGGTAGAAGTTCCAAACAGATACATGGGATACCTGTGGGATAGTTTTGAAAACAGGGTCGTATTCACCCTCTTCATTCCAGTTTGGATATTCTTTATCTACAGCAAATGGGCCTTTGATAACACCCGTACCAAACAAAGACATTTCAAAAGCTGTGCTGCGTAGATGTTTATTAGCCCCCGACTCCTCTAGTTGGTCGTGAATTTTCTTCTGCATAGATTTAGCAGCAACCATTGCAGGACTGAACGTAACCGCCGTGGGTGTTTTACCCGCACCCTTTTCTAAACCATCTACATCCTGCAGTTTATCACGGAGTGGACCCAACATTTCTATCAACGTCTTTTCTGTTGCGCCCGGTGGTATGTCTCTACCATCTCCTGCAAAACCATAAGGACTTGGGATGTCAGACGGAATGTCCGGTTTTTGCGGGTCGAAGTTTACATCCGCTACTACGCCCTCTGGAAGTTCTGTAGGCTCAATAGATAGAGGAAACTTATTATTAGCAAACAGCACGTCAACAATCTGACCATACGCAGCCAGCGTCTTGGTCTTTGTTACTTTAATAAAAACGCGAGATTTTTCCGCTTCCGTAAATTGTACATCTGGTCCATACAATCCACGATAGTTTCGATACGCTCTAGTCCAACGCTCTTCGTCTTGATACCGATAATCCTCTGCACGTTTATAGCAATCTAGAACGTGAGATATCAAAGAAGATATTTCTACATCCGTTACATTTGTGTCTTCGCTATCTTCTAGTGCGATAGCATCTGTTTCCATAGGGATTTCTTCTTCAGCCATAGTTGTTTCCTTTAGTATCCAAATGTGGAGTCAGCTACTTGCATGCCTGACGATGGTCGGCCATGCGGGTCGTAGTCGAAAATAGAGAATCTGGGTCGGGACATAATCCCATACCGTAGTGCGTCGTAAAGGTGGTCTTCAGCTTTTGTGTCAACGTCTTCTGGATTTTTCTTGTCCAGAGGGATGGACGGTAATTGACTGACGACATTTGTGCAGCTATTAAAAAATACAAGTCGAGGTGCCTCTGTAAATTCATCTATCTGTAATCGTCTGTGTATTTCGTTCTTGCCAGCCACCCGACTACCACGACTTCTGTCTGACGGACGCCAACGACATCCCCTGCCAATCATTTGCTCCGCAAGAGAAGGACCAGTATCACCACGCTTGTGCCAAAGACTACTGTCCAAAACACCATACTTAATATTTCCATCTTCCGCTTCCAAATCCATTATCATATCAGCCAAGTCTGTGGCGAGGACTTTGCTGACGTATAGTTCTCTATATACGATAAGTTGCTCGTCAGGCGCAACTGCAAACCAAAGAACGCCAGAATAACTCCCGTAACCATAGTCACATGCACGAAACTTGACCCAGTTGCTAGGGAGACGATAAGGCTCCACAACATGAATATCCCGATTAAACTCAGTAAACGCCGCGCCTTCTTTGATGTCCCAATCGCCTTCAAGAAGCTGCCTACGCTGCTGTTCTGGAAGCGAGAGGAGCATGGCTTCGTAATCCCCTGCGTCCGCAAGGTATGGGTTATCAGAAAGTCTTGCTGGGATAAAGCGTCTCTTAAATAGAGGTTTTCCTGCTTTGCTATGCCCAGCGGGATATTTAAGTGCCTCTCCTGTTTCAATATCGGTTGCATCAAACGCTCTATTATATGGGGCAGGGTCAATGAACATCTTCTTAACCCAACCGTGACCCCGACCACCGGGGTTAGTTGTCGCCCTCATAAAGATAGGCAAGTCTGGTGCAGTGGACCGTAGACGACTTCGCATGTAGTTCCATGCATATGGTGTGGCCCATTGTGTCAGTTCGTCAAAGCCTATCCAGCTAAACGCTAGACCCTGATAACGCAAGACATCCTCATCCCTGTCTAGGTAGGACATCCACAACCTTGCACCAGATGGCGCAGTCCACTGCATCTTCCGTTCTGACCATTTGATACCCGGCCAGATTTTTGGGTACAACTCCTGCGATTTAAATATTAGTTCTCGCAGTTCTTCCGTTGTATGTCGAAGAAGCAATCCACTAAACTGGGGATGCCCCATGTAACGAAGCGGGTCAGCCAGCATGGCGTAACTCTTACCCCCACCGGCACTACCACCGTACAAAACCTCTCGCTCACTCGCCGCTAGAAACTCTGTCTGTGGACCTTCGTTTGGTTTAAACAAAACATTAGCATGTTCTTCAATGCTAGATGTTTCACGTGTAACTTCTTTTATCTCAGGCTGTTGCTTTTTTGCGCTTTGCGCCGAGCCTTGTTTCTTCGATTTCTTTCGCTTTGGCAATTGCCTTTTCCGCATAGTCTGCCCACTTGCGGAGGCTTGCAGCTTGGTTCTTACGCTGTCGCTCATGTTCTAATCTTTTACGTAGCCCAACATGTGAGATGTATCTTCCAGAATTTGCAGACAGCCAATTTGCCACCTCCCTGTATGAATAGCGTTTCACATGTTTTCGTGCAGTCTCAAGTAAGTCTAACTCTGTAGATACTGGCAGGAGTATGTCGGGGTCACTTTCATCTGCCATGTATCCAAATGGTATTGTTCTTGCTATGCGTGGAACAGGAACCCACTCGTCCTCATCCTTTAAATCAGTGGGTTGTGGTAGCTTCCATTTTCCTGCTGTTCTACTCATCGTCCTCAACTGCGGCTTTAGGCGGCATAAGCATTACACCACCAGATGCCTCAACTTGCATCTTCTCTGTCTTCACAAGACCAACACGGTCAAGAAGTTCCTTGGCTGCAACCATCTTATCACGGACGCCAAGTTCAGTTGGGTCATACAGTGCGCCGGTCATTGCCATCGCAGCTTTGGGTGCGTTACGTGCCATATACATTTGTGTGGCTTCAAGGATTTCTTCTTTCAATCCTTTGACAATCTCTGTGGTAGAACTTGTCTCAGAATACCCTGCAAGTTTTTTGGCAGTAGCCATATTACCACCTGCCTCATCAAACAGTACATCAAGAAACACTTGTTGCTTACCTGTCAGTTGTCTAGCCATTAAACTCTCCGTGATGCATGGCATGTGCGAGTTTTGTTGCCCGTGATTTTACCTGATTTGCCCACCTGCTGTCAAGCATTTCTTTTGCTGCAACGTCAAATTTTTCTTCGTGTATACCCGCCCACATTTTTTTGAACTTGGATAGACGCGGCACTCCCAGATTAAATGCCATGTCTATCAGGATAAGCTGACGTACAGCGTCCAGCTTCTCTACGCAAGGATGCGCACGGAGAAGTTCTTCTTCGACAATCTGTACGTCATTCTGTGCCAGAAACATAGCATCTGCCTCAGTAATACCATATTCATATACATGGTCAATACTAGGGATATCCAACTCATCCAACTCTTCTTTAGAGATGCCACGGTCCTGAAGATTCCTACCAATACCAATCGTATCAATACCTAGTGTATCCTTGTACACCTGAAGGCGTAGACCCTCATGTGCCACAAGTTTTTCCATCAGTTTATCTTTATTATATTTCATTTCTCATGTCCCATCCACACGGCAAAGGCACCGGTCATAGCCCCTGTCACGACACTTACAAGTGCTGCTTGCTGCGACGTAGGGTCTGGCAATGTCATAAACCACTCCACTACCCGCCAAGCGGATAAGGACATCCCAAGCATCATCAGACGTGGTAGTATCTTCCACTTGAGTATTCTTTCCATTGTTACTTCTGCCACTGTTCTTCCTCGCTTGCTCTTCGGTAGTTATGTCGTGCATACTCCACATCAGCAACTGGACTACCTTTTACCAAAGAATTTTGTAG